CCCCGAAAAGTGAACACCAATTAGTCCAGCCCCAACTGGCTGGAATTGCTCCAGTTTATGGCTTGACTAATCTTTCGGCAGGCATTTTCTGGAGTTGGCTGATCCAACTATGAATCAAGCAATTAGGAGTATTTTGGTTGGCACGGTTTTTGCATGGTAGGCCCGGCTTGTGTGTTTCACGCCTGTTTCACGTGAAACTGGAGGCATTGCAGCATGACTGCCGGATAGCATGAACAGCCATTCCGGGCCAGGGAACTGGTGAGGCATGCTATTCCTGGTGAGGCATGCTATTCCTGGTGAGGCATGCTATTCCTGGTGAGGCATGCTATTCCTGGTGAGGCATGCTATTCCTGGTGGCGTAGTTACCAAGCAAAAAAGCCCGGTCAGGTCGGTGGATTGACCTGCCGGGCTTTGATTAATGGTTAGCTTACTTAAGGCTTTTGAGAAAGACCGCTCGCTGTTCTGTGGTCATGTTTGCCAGAAACTCTGCCGCAATATCTGCCGCAGACTTTTTGCTTTTCGGTTTATCCTGTACTGGCCATTCCCAGGCATCTACATTGGTCTGACCATATTCCGGAGTCCATACGTCATCTTTTTTCACACTCTTAAATGTCGCACGAACCTTAATCAGGCCTTGCTGAACCCCAAGTTGCATGAGAGAATGCAGGCATCCATTTTCCCTGGCCCACTGTTCAAGCTTTGTTGCATCCACATAAGTCTCACCGTTTGGAAACATTCCAGCCGGCAGGTTATGTTCCACATTGTCCTTGCTGTAATGTGGTACGGATGTTTCGGTCTGCTGGGCATTCAGGGTTTCATAAGTACTTTTCATGATAATACTCCTTTAAATTGAGTTAATGGCCCGGTATCCGGGCCGGTTGTTGTAGCAGGAATCCCTTTATCCTGCCAGCTCACAAATTGTCAAAGACCTCTGTCAGGCGATTCCCTGCCGGACGTGCCAAACTGTACTGCAACCCCCGTACCAAACTGTACCAGCCAACTCGATTTATTTTCCAACTGGCTGAAATCATTCAACATTTTTTCTTTTCACCTCTGTCCTGGTCCCATATCTATATGGATGCTGCCGGTTTACCGGGGGCCAAACTGTTCAAGATTATAAACCGTTTGCCTTATCACGATCCCTTATATCCGCCAAGATCCGCTATCCATGCCGGTTTCCGCCTGTTCACGATATTGAACCCGGGTCCACCGGAAATGATGCAATTCTGCTGGAAACCCACGGCCGGCGGGCGTTCTGCCCGATTCATTTTTATAAACCGTTGGGTTTGTGGCTACATTGTAGCTGCTGCCAGCTTTTTGGTGTCGTTTACCTGGGACGTAGTATGCGCCTGAGCGCATGGGAACAATTATGGAACGCACGCACATCCGGGTAGAGCGATGCCTCGATTCTCCAGGTCAGATTAGGGCTTTCTATACTGATTTGTGGATTTTTACTTTTTTCTTTAGGTGACAAACGCCTCCTTGACAAACAAAAAACTTTATGTTATTATAATAGAAACTTTAATTTAAGATTATTCTTTGGAGAATTTTATGAAAAAGAATCAGTTAGCTAAACCAACACAGGCACAAGTTCAAGAACTATTTCTTTATGATCAAACTTCAGGACTTTTAATTAGAAAAGAAAACCACTATCGTGCAAGAAAAGGACCTCAATTTAATTTAAATCATGATGGATATTTAACTGTCTGTGTTAAGGGCAAAAGTTATACAGCGCATACAATTATTTGGCTTCATCAAAAAGGTTATTGGCCAAAACAGATAGACCATAAAAATCAGTGTAAGTGTGATAATCGGATAGAAAATTTAAAAGAGGTTACTGCAAGTCAAAATCAAAGGAATCGTATTAATCGAAAAGCTTGTTTTTTAATTCCTGGAGTTTATTTAGATTCTTGTTGGTGTGCATCGATTGGATATAAAAATAAAAATTTTTATCTTGGTAGTTTTGATTCTTTTACTGAGGCTGTTTGTCATAGATTAGCTGCTGAGCAGTGTATTGATGATGCTTCTTATGAGTTAAATAGTCCTGCATATATTTATGTACAAACAGTTGTTCAAAAAAGAAAAAGTTTTCGTTCATTACGTGAACACCAAGTAAAAAATTTTCTTTCAGGAAATAAGCATAAAATGTCTTTTAAACAATACCAGAAAAAATTAAAACAAAGTATTACGAAAAAACAATAATAAAATTTCCTCTGTTATATAAGCACTGTTAAGTTTTCTTCTCTTGTACCAAAATTTGGAAATTCCAGCTATCTGAACAAGCAACTACCAGGTTTTGCTTTTCAGGGAACGATTTTCAAACAGCTGGAATAAAGACCAACTTTATGGTAATGCTTCTGATGTTTGTTCATGGTTGCTACCTTATTATATAGGCCAGCCCCCAGGCATAGTGCCTTCATTGTGTCCGGAAGAATGTTTTTTGTCACCTGACCAAATAAGGCATTTTTTTCGCTTGACTTCCCGCCCGGAACGTGGTACACCTAAGGTAAGCTCCAGAAGTTTTATCCGGCCAGCAACAGTGGCAACTGCCTCCCGATCAGGCAAGCATTAACTCTTCTGGAACATAAAAACTTTATACACTTACCAAGGATCTTACTCGCATGCTCAAGGAACTCCGCAGCCAGCACAGGACCATCGTCCAGATGAGCTTTAGTGGCTTTAAGAACAACGAGATCGCGGAAAAGATGGGCATGACGCCAAGCACTGTATCTCAGATTTTGCGCAGTCCTTTAGGGCAGGCCTATTTAAATGGCTTAATTGACAAGTCTCAGGAAGACACCCTGGATGTGCGCAAAAAGCTCATTAGCCTCAACCAGAGTGCGCTGGGCACTATTGAGCGGATTCTTGATCCTAAAATCAAAGCCCCATTCAATGTCCAGCTAACCGCAGCTAAAGATGTACTTGATCGTAATGGCTACAAGCCCAGCGACAAGTTCGAGATAGACGTTTATAGCCATAAATCTGATGACGAGATCGAAGCTGAAATTCGTGCCATGGAAGCAACCATAGCCAGGAATCAAATTACCAAAGCTTTACCAGCAGAAGAGTTTTCCGCCGCCAGCAATGATTCTTCTGAGCCAGATCAGGATTTTCCTGGAGTTACTCCTTGCTCTGAGGATACTGATCAAGACCGCCTGCCTGACGTGGTTGCTTCCAGTCAAACATATAACAACTGTATAACCTTTCCCAAAGATGCCTTTCCAGGCAAGCCGCAAGAACAATCTGGGCTGCCGCCTGACATTGAGGCCAAGTTATCTGATGAAGCCTTTAATCCTTTTAATAACATAGATTAGGATAGCTGATTATGCCTGATGTCACAGCCAACATGTCTCGGGAGCAAAAGGAGAAATATCTCAAGCTTCTCAAGGAAAAGTCAACTCGGCTGCGGCACAACAAGATTTCTCAGTTCTTCCCGGAGGATGGGCCACTATCTCGCCATAACTATCCCAAGCATATGCAGTTCTTCGCCATGGGCAAGACCAAAGCTGAGCGGTGCATCATGGCTGCAAACCGGATAGGAAAAAGTGAATCCATTGGTGCTTTTGAAGCGACCTGCCATCTTACTGGAGATTATCCAGCTTGGTGGCCAGGATATCGCTTCGACCGGCCGATCAATGCCTGGGCAGCAGGGACCACCAGTACGACAGCCAGAGATATTGTTCAGTACAAACTGATAGGGCCACCTGAAGATTTTGGTACTGGCCTGATTCCACATAAGTACATAATGAAGACCACACCCAAAGCCGGCGGTGTTCCGAACGCAGTCGATACAATCCTCGTCAGGCATATTTCCGGTGGAGTTAGCCGGTGCAAAATCAAGTCCTACGCCGAAGGTAGAAAGTCATTCGAAGGGACGGAGCAAGACCTCATTTGGCTGGATGAAGAATGCCCGATGGCCATCTATACTGAGTGCGTAACTCGAACCATGACCACAAACGGTTTGATTATGCTAACCTTCACACCGCTTGAAGGGATGACCGATACGGTCCTGCAGTTTATGCCTGACGGCCAGCTGATGGACAACACATCCGGTGATAAGTGCTTAATTACGGCAACTTGGGATGACGCGCCGCACCTAACATCCGCACAGAAAGAAAAGCTCTACGCTGCCCTCCCACCGCATCAACGAGAAGCCAGATCTAAGGGTGTTCCCCAGCTTGGTTCCGGTGCAATTTATCCCATCCTTGAAAGTAATATTAGTGTTGACGATTTTCCCATTCCTGACTTTTGGCGGCGCTGCTATGCTTTGGATGTTGGCTGGAATAAGACAGCTGCACTCTGGGGGGCAACTAACCCAGACACGGACATAACCTACCTCTATTCCTGTTATTATCAGGGTAATGCAGAACCTATCATTCATGCTGAAGGCATCCGCTCCAGGGGCGTATGGATTCCAGGCGTGATAGACTCCGCTGCTCATGGCCGATCTCAGGTGGACGGAAAGAATCTTTTTGACATCTACTGGGGCTTGGGCCTCGACATTGCTAATGCTGACAAATCTGTTGAGGCCGGCATTTATAAGGTTTGGCAGATGTTATCTACAAACAAACTCAAGGTGTTTTCCTCTCTCCTTCCGTGGTTCATTGAGTTTCGGCAGTATTGCCGAGATGAGAAAGGCCAAATAGTTAAGAAGAATGATCATTTGATGGACTGCACGAGGTATCTGGTAATGTCTGGGTTGCAAAGGGCCATCCCTAAGCCTTTTTGGGAGCTGCTCGCTTTGGAGGAATCTGAAAATTATCAAACTCATGACCGTGACTTAATTACGGGATATTAACAAATGGCAGAGTCGACAAACATGCAATATGACCAGCCTGGCGCAGGCAACATCTGGGCATTAGAAGAACCAGTTGATGATCTCCTCACCTCTGGGGCTGTTCCAGATCAGGCAATCGTCGAACTTGCAATTGAGAAAGAAGTTCTGCGAGCTGAAGCTGCTGTGTTGATAACCAACCTGGCGCCAAAGCAGCCTGCTGAGGTGCTGGCCGATCTGACTACCAAAGTCCTGGAAGGATATAAAACTGATCTGGCTACTTGCGCTGATTGGTATGAACTCAATTCGCAAATCATTGACCTTGCTAAGTTGCTGGTAAAGAAGAAGACTTACGCCGGGGATGTGGTAGCCAATGTTAAATACCCACTAATTATTAATGCCTGCATCCAATTTGCAGCGCGTGCCTATCCAGAGATCATCAAAGGTAATGATGTCGTCAAAGGGAAGATTCTTGGCGCTGATGTAGATAATGCCAAGTTTGATCGTGCGCAACGTCTTTGTGATTTCATGTCTTATCAGCTGCTACACCAAATGGAAGATTGGGAAGAAGGTGTAGATCAGCTACTTCTTAGCTTGCCTGCCTGTGGGTGTATATTCAAAAAAAGTTACTTTAACACACTTGAGAGGCGCAACGTATCGCAAACAGTCTTCCCTGATGATTTAGTTGTAAATTATTTTGCCGAATCTTTGGAAAGAGCTCCCCGAGTTACGCATCGCATATATCTTTATCATAACGAAATTGTGGAGCGCATCAACTCTGGAATCTTCACCAAATTTGACCCTACTGAACTTGGTGAGGCCACCTCAGATAAGACGGCCAACACTGATGCAGAAACCCCGCATTTGTTTTTGGAACAACATCGGTGGTACGACCTAGACGGGGATGGCTATCAAGAACCGTATATTGTAACTGTTCATGAGCAAACCCAGAAGCTGGTCCGTATCTCGCCAAGATTCGCTACTGATGGAATTCTCCGAAATGCTGAAGGGGCCATAATCAAGATTAAACCGGAGAATTATTTCACTCGCTTTCTTTTTATGCCTGCCATAGATGGCGGCTTTTACGGAATGGGCTTTGGCTCCCTATTGATGAGCACCAACTCAGCTATTAACACCCTAATTAATCAGCTGTTGGATGCTGGGACAATCTCAAACCGGCAGAGCGGCTTCCTGGGTAGGGGATTACGTCTCACGAAGGGCAAATCGCTGACGGTGAAGGCCGGCGAATGGAAGCCCGTTGAATCCACTGGGGATGATCTAAAGAAGAATATCTTCCCTCTGCCGGTACGTGAACCTTCGGCTGTGCTTTTCCAACTGCTCGGCCTCCTGATTGAAAGTGGCAAAGAACTCGCCGGCATGACAGAAATCCTGGCTGGTAACTCTCCTGGTGCGAATGTCCCAGCTGAATCTGTGCTGGCCCTGATTGAGCAAGGCCTGCAAGTTTATTCTGCGGTCCATAAGAGAATTTACCGAGCGCAATATAAAGAATATCAAAAGCTGCGCCGCCTGAATGCACTGTACCTCGACCAGATGGAGTACAATACTCTGCTGGATGAGGGCCAGTTTGATGTTCAGGCAGATTTTTCTGCTCACGATCTAGATGTGGTGCCAGTAGCTGATCCGAATAACACAACCATGATGCAGCGCATAATGAAAGCGAAGGCCATGCTGGAGTTGCGCGGTCAAGGTTTGAATGACCTGGAAATTATGCGGCGCTACCTTCTTGCGCTGGACATTGAGGATGTGGAAAACATCCTACCTGATCAGGAGCAAGAAGACCCGGCGGCCCAACTTGAGTTACAAAAACTCCAGCAAGAAGTGGCCGAACTTGCGGCGAAAGTTGCCAAGTTGCAATCTGAGACCGAGCTGAATTATGCCAAATTGGAAAGTGAATATGCTGGAATAGCTAAGACCCAGGCCGGCATCACCAACGACGATAAGAAGATTGCTCTTGAGGGAGCTTCATTATTGAATCAGATTCAACTCGGCCGGAGTCAACAGTCCATTGGAAAGGCTCCAGCTGGTTTGAAAGAATCCACGCTTAAGAGAGAGTATGGATTGGAAACAAATAACCAGGAATAAGAATCAGGATTAAGAGGGGGAGCCACCTTGATGAATTTAACAAAAGAAGCGTTTGACGAATGGAAAGAGCATCCAGTAACACAAGAGATTTTCACTGCCTTGAGAAAGGTCCGATCTGAGTTGTTGGAAAAAGTTTCAACTGGCGCAACTCTTGGACATACTGCTGATGTTACGCATGGCATGACCTGCCGGGCCATCGGGCATGTTGAAGGCCTGGACCAGCTGTTAGCGATCCACTTTAGTGAGGAGGACAATTCAGATGAGTAACGAATCAGGAATTCAGCCCACAGGCGGGCATGTACTCGTCATTGCTGATGAGGTAAAAGAGAAAACTGCTGGCGGAATCTTTTTGCCAGAGACAACTCGTGAGAACGAGCAGCGAGCTGCAACCAGCGGAACAATTATTGCCATTGGACCTGCGGCCTGGCTTGATCTGGATGATGGTCAGCCCTGGGCTGAGGTTGGAGATCATGTGAACTATGCCCGGTATGCTGGCGTAGAAATGAAAGGTATGGACGGAAAGTTTTATACATTGATCAATGACAATGACATCTTGGCTGTTTTGCAGTTCTAATTAGGAGGAATTATGCCGGAAGAATTTGTAGACGATATTATTGCTGGCGCAGCGTCAGTAGAATTACCGCAAAAAGATACAGCCAGTACTGATAATTCTGCTGCTTTGGCAGATGATACGGCCGTTAATGTTGATGATCCTGATAACTCTGATGCAACCGCTACTGATGGGGATGGCACGCCTGATGAGGATGGCACGCCTGATGGTGATGCTGCCAAGCCAGCGCCGACTGTTGAGGAGCTGGCCAGCCAATTGGGGTGGAAGCCAGATTATGAAGGCGACTCCTACGTTGATGCGGCCACATACATTCTCCGGTCTCGCGAGATTCAGGATTCTATGCGAGATCATAACAAAGACCTCAAGAATCAACTCTCAACTATGCAGAGTTCCATTGATGCCTTGAAAGATCATAATGAGAGGGTTTATAAGGCTGAAGTAAGTCGCATGCAAGGTGAGATTGAACGCCTGAAGAAAGAGAAGCGGGCTGCTGTGGAACTGGCCGATGTGGATAAGGTTGAAGAGTTGGAAAATGAAATCTCTTCAATTGAGAAAAATTTGACCGAACCCCGAAAGCAGCAAGCTACAACAAATCCAATTTATGACGAGTGGATCAAGGAAAACGATTGGTATTTGAAGGACGATGAAATGGCAGCTTACGCTGATCAGGTGGCCCAGCAATATGCTGGTGCCCCGCTTAATCGACTTTATCCACTTGTTCGGGCGAAAGTTGCTGAGGTTTTTCCTGAAAAGTTCGAACCGACCAAACCGGTGAAGGCTGTACCTAAACGGAATCTTGCCAATGCTGGAGACAAACAATCTGGACAGCAGAAGCCTGTTGGGCCGGCCAGTCCAGTTGAAAGAGGCAAAAAGTCCGGCAGCACTCCAACATTCACGAAGGCTGACCTAACTCCGGACCAGCAGACCATCATGAAGCAGTTCGTCCAGAGTGGCATTATGACCGAAGAGCAGTACATCAAAGATATAGCAAAACTCCAGGAGGCATAAAATGGTAGACAGCCAGAAAGACAAAACTGAAGGAACACCCAGAAAGAGGATTCCGTTAGGATCACGGAACATTTTAACTGCACCGAAAAGATCCGGATTCGTGCGCCGGTTTGTGAATGACAAAGGGGATCGTATTCAGGCATTTAAGGATGCTGGATGGACGCCTGTAGAGGATACGCCGGTAGGTGATCCAAAAGTTGGCCGGCCATCCTCTATGGGCAGTATGACCAATCCGCATGTGGGAGCTGGTCAGCGCGCAGTCCTGATGGAGATCCCGGAGAAGTATTATCAGGAAGATTATGCCAGGGCTCAGGCAGATATTACTGCGACTGAAAATCAAATCAAGCGCAAAAATGTGACGCCTTCCGCCGCTGATGGTCTTTCTGGCGAAGTGAAAATTTCTTAATCTTTTAAAGAGGTGTAGTTATGGCAAATGCTGATATTCCGGCTGGCTTTCGGCCTGTTGGTCACCTGTCTGGCGCGTCGTGGAATGGAAAGGCAAACGTGTATTATATTCCTTCCACGGATGATACAGATACCTTCATTGGTGATCTGGTAACTCTGGAAGGGTCCGCTGATGATACTGGTAAGTTTCCTACGGTAGCGCAGCACACTGCTGGTGATACAGCTAATGTGGGCGTTATCATCGGTTTTGGTAAAGACCCCAGTTTGATGGCAGATCCTGATAATCTGGCCATGAAGTATCGAGAGGGCGGTACTGCAATGTACTGCCTGGTAGTTGATGACCCGTTCGTGATTTTTGAGATCCAGGAAGATAGTGTTGGTGGATCGATTGCAGCGGCTTCCGTAGGTCTGGCAACGAACGTAGTTGTTGGCTCCGGATCTACGACTACTGGCAAATCTGGCATGGAGCTGGATTCCAGTGATGTCGCTACCGATACTGCTGGAACCTGCCGCCTGTTGCGGATCGTCAATCGGCCAGACAACGAACTTGGTGATAACTGCAAATGGCTTGTGCTGATCGCTGAACATGCTTATCGCGAACAAGTCACTGTAACGGACGTATAAGGAGGTGACCCATGGGTGTTATTACTACCAGTAATTTTGCAAAAGATCTGGTCCCAGGAGTCAAAACCTGGTTCGGCACGAAGTATAAAGAATATCCAATTGAGTTTATGGATATCTTTGAAAAGGGCACCTCTCAGCGGGCCTTTGAAGAGGAAGCTGGCGTCACTGGTTTCGGTTTGGCTGCGGTCAAGACTGAAGGCAATGGAATTGCTTATGACGAACAGGAGCAGGGTTTCATCTCCAGGTATGTGCATGTCACATACGGCCTGGGCTTTATCATCACTCGGGAAATGTATGAAGATGGTATTGCTGTGACTGTTGCCTTGAGACGGGCATCCGCGCTGGCCTTTTCCATCCGGCAGACCAAGGAAATCATTGGAGCAAACGTCTTGAATAGAGCGTTCAACTCTGATTATACGATGGGCGCTAACTCTGATGGCAAAGAGCTGTGTGCTGATGACCATCCGAATAAGTCTGGAGGTACGTGGCGGAATGAACTTGCTACGCCGGCTGATCTGTCTGAGGCCTCCCTGGAGCAGGCCTGCATCGATATTGCGGATTTCAAAACTGATCGCGGTCTCAAGATCGCCATTATGCCACAAAAGCTGATCATTCCTTCCGAGCTGGAATTTGACGCTATGCGGATTCTGGAATCTGTTGGCCAGTCCGGCACTGCGAATAATGACATTAATGCGCTGCGGGCTTCCAAGAAGTTCCCTCAAGGAGTAAAGGTGAATCATTACCTTACGGATGCAGACGCATGGTTTATAGGTACCAATTGTCCGGATGGGTTGAAATATATGGAGCGTCGGGCAGATTCTTTCGGCACTGAAAATGACTTTGATACTGAGAATGCAAAGTTCAAAGCCACGTTCCGGTGCTCATTCGGCTGGTCCGATCCCAGGGGAATTTTTGGTTCTCCCGGAGCCTGATAACTTGGTGTTCATTATGTGAACGTTTCGTTAGAGTAAACAACTCTGGAGCACTTGTATCTGTGTCGAGTGTTCCAGAGTCTTTAAAACAAAACAGTATTACTGATGATGAGTTAGAGTACTGTTCGCTGGGTAAACTGGTGTGAAATTCATCAGAAGTATTTAGTTGAGATAATACTAAGTATTCCTAAAGGAGAAAATTATGGGTGTTACAAACTTTCCTAATGGTATTACCTTTGATACCACAAAGTATATTACAAATATTTCTGGATCGACTATTCCCACTGCAGGAACTGCTGGGTACAATCCTGGTTGTGTCTTTTATTTGACGAATGCCTCACTTGGCATGTGCCCTAAATGGGTAAACATCGGCACTGCTACATCATGCCTCTTTGTTCCTGAAGGCCCTGTCATGGGCTATGGTGTTCATCTTGCTGGAGGTCCAGTAACTTCTGCTGGCGGAGATACTTCTGAATCTATTTCTTTGGAAGGCCTTATCATGGATTCCGATCTGGCCATTATTGGTCATGAAGTTTCTGATGATAATGACCAAATTGTTGCAGCGATCTCCAATGAAGGCTCCATTGACATCACTGCTAGTGCAGATCCAAGTACGGCTCATGGATATGTTTATGCTGTTTTGAGAAATAAATGTTTGCCTGACTGGGATATTTTTGCAGCTGGTACGCATACAACAACTGGTGGAGCTGCTGCAGAAGATATTACCATTACTGGTGTATTGGCGACTGATATTGCTTTTGCATGCTATTCTGCAACAGATGATACTGATGTTATTTCTGATGTAGTTTGTTCTGCAGGCAAGATTACAGTTACGTGCTCGGCAGACCCAAGCACGACACATGGTATTCATTATGTTGTTTTGCGTCCCAGAGGAACATTCAAACCTTCTCATTATATCGCATATGCAGGGACTCATACAACTGTTGGCGGTGATGCTGCAGAAGCAGTAACAGTTACTGGCGCTCTTGCAACAGATATCCCAATCGTAATTTATAATACGACTGACGATACGGACTCGATTCTCAAAGTTGTTATGTCTGCTAATACGATGACGGTAACTTGTTCGGCAGATCCGGCTACTGCTCATGCGTTCAGTTATATGATTCTCAGAGCTTATTAACGCTTTTAGCCTCCTTGAATTAATTTTCTTGGAGGCTATTCAGAAAAGGACAAAGTTATGTCTTATAAGCCTGGTGATTATCTTGTTATTTGCGATCAATGCGGATTTGAGCGGTATGCTTCTGAGTGTCGCATGACCTGGGACAATTTATTTGTCTGTGCGGACACCTGCTGGGAGCCGAAGCATCCTCATTTTACGCCGCCAAAGCCGCTGGGTGAAGCCCAGTCTGTACCTATTCATAGAAAGGAAAGTTCATATCCTTTTGTCTCTTCTGTAGATGAAGAAACTCTCGAACCTACTACAACTTCAGCCAGTCCGAATGACGGTTACTTCATTGAAACTCCAATAACTGGAGATGACCTCTAATGGCTACCTTAGCTTCCCTTACAGCGCTTGTTGTAAATATTATGCAAGACGCATCTTTAACGGCCAGCATTCCAGGCAAACTCAATCAAGGTGTTGCTGAAATTGCTGGCGGAATGCCTTCAACTTTTGGTTCTCTCCTAACCCCGCCGCTGCCCAACTTGTTTACAATTGATACTGTGGATACTGCTACAGATGCTGCGTATGTATCCATGCCGGCGACCTATCAACGAGATTTACAATTTGTAATTGATGGTAATGGTACAGAGATTCAGATTGCCAATTCCTTTATTGCTTTTACAGAATCTAATCCGTTGTTAGATCGGAGCGGCAGTATTTATGAGGTGGCTGAAAAGGGAGGAAACCTTTATTACCAAGGGATTCCTACTTCCAGTGAAACACTTACACTTCATTTTTATCGCCTCCCAATTGATATGTCAGAAGATTCTGATGTGCCTGACGGTATTCCGCTGCACTTACAAATTCCGCTGTTGGTCAACTATACTGCTTGGAAATTATTCGAGCTAATTGAAGATGGTATTGAAGGTGAGAATGTTAATACCATGAAATACTTCACGCTGTTTTCAAATGCTTTGCGAACGCTCGAACTTACGGTTTCTTATGATATTCGTGGAATGGAATTATTATGAAACCGATAGAAATTTTTAAAGGTACAACTGGATTAAATACAGTAGATGATCCAGTCCGTATCCAGCCGACAGACCTTCAAGTTGCAGTGAACATAACTATTGATCGTTCAGGCAGGCCCAGAACACGCAATGGATTGACCGAACTACAATCCGGAAGTTATCATAGTCTTTTTGCTACACAAACTGAATGTTATGTCTGTTCTGGGGATTCTCTTTACCTTATGGCAGCAGATGGCTCTTTGACTGGCATCCGCAGTGGAATGACTGGTAATCGGGTGGATTATGCCAGTTTTGGTGATATTACATATTATGTGAATGGCATTGATAAGGGAAAGATTAAATCCGGTGTTTCTTATGTATGGTCAAAGGGAACTTATACTGGTCCAGAGAGTACGAGATTTTTTTCAGGACCTCCTGACGGAGATCATATCGAAGTTATGGGAGGCAGAATTTTTGTCTCTAAAGATAATGTTCTTTGGTTCAGTGAATTGTATAACTTCGACTTGTTTGACCAAGCTCAAGGATTTGTCCAGTACAATACAAAGATCCTCTTCATTCAGTCAGTTAAGACTGGTTTGTATGTGTCTACTGAACGGAATACATACTATCTCGCTTTTCAGGATGGTATTTTGATGCAACGGCTGGTTTTATCTTATCCAGGCATTGAGTGGACAAACACCTTTGTTGATGTTATGCCTGCGGATATTGGTCTTGAGTCGCAAGGACCGCTGGCTGCTTGGGCCAGCAGAGAAGGTGCAATAATTGGAACCAGCGCTGGAATGGTAATAAATGTTAACAGGGCAAAAGTTATTTATCCTGAAAATGCTAAAGCAGGTTTTGGATCAATGGTAGGTTATAATTTTATTCACGGATTAGAATAGGAGTATGTTATGGCATTACGACTTTCAACGGGTTTGAGAAATGCGCTGCTGGACCAAGAGTCTGAAGCGACCAATCTGATGACCGGAACCGATATCGCTTTTGAAGATGGTACCGGCACAGACTCCCGGGACCGGATCACCAGAGTTGCTGGCGGCTTGGATGTATTTGACAAGAAGAAGTATATTACCGTGGCTGGTTCTGCTGGGGGAACCAATGACGGAACATATGAAATTCTTGCCTCTGCCGATGGGTATGTTGAAGTGGCCGCTGGTTCGCTTGCTACAGAAGCTGCCGGAGAGCAGATCATTTTGGCAGATGCAACAGGTGGAAGTCTGTCTGATCTTTTTCGGAACTGCGTCATTGATGTGTATTCCGGGAGTCAGCCGGCTGATGCAGATACTGCTGAATCTGGTACAAAGTTGGTTACCATTACTCTGTCTTCCGGAGCTTTTTCCGGCGGCGCTGCGGCAAATGGACTCAATTTTGGTGAAGTAGCTTCTGGTGTGTTGACTAAACAATCTGATGAAACCTGGTCAGGCGAAGGTTTGGCAAATGGAACAGCTGGTTGGTTTAGGGTATATGACAACAATTATACAACCGGAGCATCCACTACTGCTATTCGTTTGGATGGTTCTGTTTCCACATCTGGCAGTCAGTTTAACATGTCCAATACAGCTATTAGTATTGGTGGTACGACAACTATTGACACTGTACAACTTACGTTGCCGGCCAGCTGATGTCAGTCACCACTTTATATGCTACGGCTCTGAGCAGTTCATCCATCACCTTAACTGGGACGTTGGATGATCTGCACGGGGAAGCGTCTCTGAATGTCAGCTTTGAATGGGGCGAGACCAGTTCATATGGAAGCGAGACCACTCCAGAATCTGTCTCCGTTACTGGATTGGTGTCGGCTGCTA